TGTCTCCAATATCGCCAAGATCTGCTAAAGGATCTTCCTTAGCTGAACCTTTGGTGTGCTCTTGCTTTGGAATAGCGTCAATGTCGCCAGAACGAAGCAGGCTCAAAGCCTTACCACGTACTGAATTCACACTACGATCAAGAGCGTCAGCGATTGCTTCTACGAAAGCACCGTCGGTTACCATTTGAACAAAAGTTTCCTCTTCTTCAACTGAGTAAGTACGTACAGTCTCTACTTTAGGAGCAGGCTTGACGTGGTCAGTAAGTTCCATTGACAGAATCTTACCTTGAATTGACTTAGGAGAAAAAGCTCCACCGTCAAAGTGATCAGCGATTTGAGCATAAGTATACTCACCGCTGTTGTCCTGTACAAAAGAAGCTAGAGTAGCTTCCTGTTCAGGAGAGAAGGTTCGAGCAGAAGATGCAGAAGCAAGCTCTACGTCAAAACCCATTTTACGCAGTTTACTAGAAACTGAGCGTGTAGAAGTCTCAAGTTGCTCTGCTGCTTCTGCAACAGTTGCTTGAGAGATTGGTGATTCGTCACCCACAAAGTTAGTCAACTCTGAGGTGCGTTCTTCGGTCCATTTTGGCAATGCCATATTATTCTCCAATTAAATCTAATAGATTTTCGATAATTGTTACACCAGATTCTCTGGCTTTGGTTGTTTTAGCGGACTCTACGCCACTTTCGTTTATAAGTATTGTAACGTCCTTTGTTAAGCTTGACTTCACAACGTATCCTTTACGTTCTAGGGCTTCTGTTGCTTGCGCTTTAGTTTTGAAACTTTTAAGTTTCCCACTAATACAGACAACACCTATCTGTTCTTTTGGAACAGGGGCTTCAAACTCATAGTTAAAGGGCAGAGAGCCATCGTAGAAAGAATAAAAATCCTTCTTTAGCCACTTTAACAGATTTTCTGTTGCCTTTGGTCCAATTCCTGCCTGTTTACAACTACTCTCATTTATTTCAGTTATATTTCTAATTACTTTGGAGAGTTTGTCACTTGCAGTTCTACCGATCAAAGGTATACTAAAACCTGCTAGTACAGTGTTTAGTGGTGCTGCTTTTGAGTTCTTAATCTCTGCATACAATTTTTCAGCCAATTTCTCAGAAGAAAGCCCTTTAGTGATTTCGTCCTGACTCAAACTATAGATTTGGTCTATGTCTACTAAGCCTAGCTTATTGATAGCACTTGGACCAAGACCCTTAATTTTAAGAGTTTTAGCAAAGTGTTCAACCTTCTTTTGGCTTTTAGCGGAACATAGAGGGCTTCTACAGTATAGTAGATCATTCGACCACTCAAGTAACGAACTACAACTAGGGCAGTTGGTTGGGGCTTGAATAGTTTGCACTAAAGGGTTCTCCTTGAAATTGAGAATATATTATACGAAATTTTAAGATTTATGTCAAGAACTATTTTTTCTGTGGTGCACTTAATCCACACGTCGTAAAATCCGAGGTATGATCTCACCACTACGAATAACCTCAACATTGCAGCCTATTTCCAACTCAAGACTACGAATGTACTCTATGTTATGTAGAGTAGCGCGAGAAACAATAGCTCCATCAATGTCGACTGGATCAAGTATAGCTACAGGACTTACGACCCCGCTTTTGCCTACTTGCCATATGACATCTACTAAAGTAGTGATTTTGCCATCTTTCTCTTCTTTAAGAGCTACGGCTCCGCGAGGATGGTGGGATGTATATCCCATGCCATCAAAGCGATCATAGCTGTTTAGCCTGTATACACTGCCATCAGTAGGGTAATTATCAGAATTGAACGTACTAACTTCAGAAAAACAGAAGTCCCTAAGAAGAAGTAAAGTTTGTTCATATAATCGTCCTCGTTCGTGTACTGTATGGTTTATGTCGTAAGCTACAAATGTAAGATCTCGTTGCTCAAACTCTTCCATACTTTTTAGATTCAATGCACCAGAGGCATAGTTTCTAGCGTTAGGAATAGTTTTTGGAGCAACTACTTCTCCAGTAATTTGGACAGTCTCTAGTAAGGGAATTGTATTCGGGACTAAAGCCCGCATTTTTTCAGTTATGTCCCGTCCAATATTACCATCACCTCGTGTGAGGCTTAGTGCCAATATACCATTCACATATAGAATAGATACTGCGGCACCATCCAGTTTAGGAGTACAAATATACCTTTCAATATCTGAAGGGAGATCTGCTTCTGAAAACACTTTTTGAAGTGAATACATTCTAAACATATGAGGTATGCCGTCTGTAACGGAATACCCTATTTGATTGTATCCAAATCTTTCAGCAAGCGAGTCAAACTCTGCATCCGAAATAACCGGAGTGCCTTCGTAATAGCTCTTACTTACTTTATCTAAAAAATCTTTCATAAAACTCTCACTGGAATATTGTATATTATACAGACAAAACCAGCAAAAGTCAAGAATTATTTATAGATTTCGTCTATATAATCTTTAAAATGTTCTTCTATGATCTCTTTTGATTCTGCTAATGATAGTATTTCTAATAGACCTGAGAATAGCTCTCTGGAGTTATTGAAATCTAACTCCATAGCTACTCCCTCGGGAGAAGGTTTCCATTCTTCCGTAAAGTCTAAGTAATACTTTCTTACATGCAAATACTCAATACCACGAAAGGTATTGATAGTAAGTCGTACCTGTAGTTCTTTATCCTCATTATAGTGAATAACTTTTTCGTATACTGCCGGTGCTTCATGCAACTCCATACTATACCTCGTTTCTGAGAATAGAGGAGAGCGGAACAACACTGGTTACGTTCTCAGGTTTGAGTAGTCGATACGAATCTGTATCCCAACAAAAAAGCAAAAGAGTCTTGTCAGACTCCTTTGCCCGATTCTTTTTGTCTGCTACATAAGGTGTAGTAAAATCTAGGGTACAGACATTGTACTTTAGCTTTCTTGAATTTTCACTTCGATATGTGATTATAGCATCGCCATACTCAGTTACTAATGATGCTAGTTCCTCTTTTTTCACAAAATCTCCTTTTTAGTAGGTTAGCAAAATCTTTTGCTGCACTAACTACTGGGAGAGCGGAATTTAGTTGAGGGCTGCAATCACTCCAGCAAAGTACTGTGCTGCTTTACCAGTCATCTTAGATACTACGTCTTCGTCAACTTCCTGACCTGCATCAGTTAAAGCTGCGATAAGAGACTCTTGTGCTGCTGCTTTTGAAACTCTTGTGCCACCGCCAGATGCTTTTGCACCGGAAGCCGCAGGAGTTTTTTTGATGTAGACTCCAGCTTTGCTAAGAACCATACGAACACCATTAGGTGACTCGTTAAATTCATCAGCAATATCTTTTACGATTTCCATTGAAGTCTCGGGGGTTGGATCAGCGTTCTCGTATGCTTCGATAACTGCTGATTTTTTGTCGTCGTCCCACGCCATTTTTCTGTTCCTTTTTGGTTTGCCTTTATACCCTGGACAAGTGCCCAGGCGTTCGAGTTGTTGTTGGTAAAATCTATCGCCCACTAAAGAATGTTTCAACGAGTGCTAGATAACCAAAGAGTATATTAATACATACCCCTACTACTGCCAGTCCGATCAATAGTTCTGCCATTTGAATGTTCCTTCTATCATTCTATAAAAACATATTATAAGTGAATTTGACATTGAAGTCAAGAACTTTTTTTGTCAAGCAGGTAATAATATTCCATATATTCAGGCCATCGCAGGTATTCGCAAAGAGGGTAAGCCCAGTACAATCCTTGGTCTCTCTTTTCTATTTCCTCTGTTACGTCGCACGAGTTACATGGCTTACTTCTTTCTACATAGAGTATAGCTTTCTCTGTAGTGCACCAGTGACGCCACATTCCTGGTTTTTCTAGGTTGATCGTATCCATTGTATTATGGTCTCCTTCTCTATATCTTCATACGTGTTCGTGGCACAATGAAGCACAACTAATTTACTATTTTCTGGATTTTGTGGAAGATTTACTCCCTGTAGAGTATAAGTATCCTCTATTTGTCTGCCAGAAACTAAACTTTTAAAAGTAATAACTACCCTACCTTCTTGTAGGGCTTTAGTTAAATTTTCTATCATATCTGCTTTTTTAAATCAATTCCTAGTTCTGCTAGGTGACTGAGCTTGCCTAAATCATAGGCCAAAGAGTTAGCGTAGAATCCGCCGATTCCTGCCTGTACGAACGGACTAGTATCTTCCCCGTCTTTTTCAAAAATATAAATCTGATAACATTCAGAGCTATACTTTTTTTGATACAAAGGTTTGTTCTCTTTCTTTACAATTACAGCAGGAGAATGGTACTTTGCAGACCACACTACTTCTCCTGCTTCGAACTCTTCTGCAATACAATTTTCTGGCAGAAATGCGGGCTGTTTCCGCTCTTCTACTGAAGGAGGACGTTGCGGAACTCCAATTCTTTCTAAAATATTCTTTACGAAAGAAGGAGATCTGTATAAATATTTAGCAATTGTACTCACATTCGACCCCGATAAGTAATCTTGTACTGCTTCTTGTATCTCGCTAGGATTTGCGCTTTTTCCACGGTTTTGGCTTTTCCGCTTCTCCACGTACTCCAGTCTGTCTTGATAGTCCGATATTATCGTATCCAGGCGGGTTGTATTGTAGCTTATATTCAACATCTCGCATGCTACTTTCTTGGTTATAGCTTTTTGATCCGTAGAAGTGGGCTGGAGCATGCTTATAACTCGTTGAATATTCTCCGATGACAGATTTTCGTGATCTTTCTTTTTGATTCTTTTTGTTCTCGCCATTTTCTAATTCGATCTCCAACTTAAATAATAAACAACAAATTGCATGTGCTAAATGGGACAGCTCGCTTTCTGTATCTAATTGCTCTCCATCGTTATGAGCAAAAATATGACGCAAAGCACCACTTGTATAACGATTCTGAAGGTTCTCCAGTTTTCTCCAATTATGCTCATCGTACTTCTCTGCTCCAAATGTTAACACTTTTGCTATTTCAAACATTGACTTAGGGGGAAGTAGGTGCATCCTCGGCTTTTCGCCGTCATACTTCTTTCCTTCACTCACTAGACAATTCCTCCACTGCTGCACAAATCTCTGCGAAATGTGTTTTTAATACGTCCCAACAAAGATCTGCTATTTGCATATGTTCTTTTTGAGTGCCGTGACCCCGCCGTAACTCACAATAATGAATCCAGCTTCGTAAAGTTCCTGACATATACAAAGTAGTTTCTGTCAGTCCTTCTGGCAGTAGCGCACGTGCTTGCTCTTTTGCTATACCTATATTAAGCGCCATTTCGTAGTGGTCTTTAGCTACGCGTGCTACTTCTGCCTGCATCTCATTCCATACTTCCTGTGCTTTGGCTTGCTTAGATGCGTCAGGGTCTACTTCACTTAACTGCCTATTTGTAGGATGTTGCTTTCTAGCTTCTCGTTTAGTGCTAAAAGTTTCGCTTACAGCATATCGCTGAGAAAACTCTTGAAATGAAAATGACCTATGACGGATAATCTGACGTGAGATATCTCGTGTTGTAGTTATTTCCATTGTTACTGATACCATCTCAAAAGGAGACCAATGTTGTTCTTTGATAAGATACTGTAATAATCTTTTTGAAGTTTTTGTATTGTTTTGATTTGATGGGTTACTTACCCGTGCTGCATAAGCAATAAGGTCTGCTGCTGTGTGACAATCTGTTGTTGCACTTGGCTTTGTTATTCCAACTAAATTTACTTTTGCTGTCATTTACCTACTAATCCTTTTCTCGTAATCTGCTATGTTCTCATCCCACCAATAAGGTTTACCACGCACCTTCCAGGTGGCCCCTTTACCTATCGCGGCTTTATCTTTCATATAAAACATACGATAGGACTCTATTGCGTTTCCACTTTTCAACTCATCTGGCATTGCCTGCGCAAAAGGTGTTAGACCTGTATCAGGCAAATGCTTCATGTCTGGTAATTTACTTATCACTTGATCGAAGGACTTATGGTTTGCTCCACCTCTATAAATATGCTCCTCATTAAGAGCCATCGCGTAACAGAAGAGCCACTCATAGTTTTGTTGGGACTCTCTAGCCCAGATCGTGCAAGGATGATTGTACATAGTAGGGAGATAAGGAAAGTCTCTAACAGGGTTAGTTTTTGCTTCCTTAAGCACAGCCCATTCTTCTGAAGTAAGTTTTCTTGGTACATATCCTAAGTATTTGTCCACCCAATGGTTAGTGCAAAGCATCTGAGCAGCTTCTAGCTGCATTTTTCCGGAGTGTGCGTCGATATGATACTCTGCACACAGTTCGATATTTTCATCAAGTATAAATATATTCATAGGACATATTATATAAGATTTTAGTATTTATGTCAAGATTTATTTAGAGGTCTGTCCCAAATGTTTAGGTTTACACTTATGCGTGTACCCTCGGAGTACTCTGTTATACTATGAGTTACTCCTGGTGCTAAAAGGATTAGCATTCCTGGCTTTGGTTCTATCTCTAAATTATCTCTTACTATTCGTAGTTTGGCTCCTACTAGATTTTCTACTTTCAAATACAGTATTGCACTGCATAGAGGATAGCTCACCTCTCCAGTCTCGGAATACAATTTTTCGTCTTTATCTTCGTGCTCTTCTGGTAGAAACCAATCAGCATCTTGATGCCATTCTTCTAGCCCTACCGCAGTAGAAATATCAACAAATTGATCACCATTGATGACATCCGATATTTCTGCTAAAATTTTGTTATGATAAAAACTTTCTGACGGAAGAGAGTGCCAACGAGTGGTGAAAGGCTTAAAGCTTTTCTCTCGAAACACTTTTGAAATCTCTTCTTCCGATAAAAAATTATCTATGGTTCGCCAAACTTTCATTTTTTGTCCAGATCGTTATGGAATATTTTTCACCCTCTGTGATCGGTAAGCTACCGTGAGGGTGAGTTATTTGTCCAGGCCAAAGAAGCAGGTCTCCTACTTCTATATTTTTATTTGTAAACTTATGTCGAGGAAAAAATAATTCTCCTCCTGAATACTCGTTGTTCAGCTTTATACTACCTGTAATGTAGCTATCATCGTGATGTACTCTAAGTTCTAGTTTCTCTTCTAGTGTATAGCGCACTATAAACATACTTGCTATATTTACTTCTGCGGACTCTATACTCCAATACTCTGCTGCTTTGTCGAACGCATTTTGCATTCCTATTTTTATTATATCATACCATTCTGGCAAATCTTCCTCGAAATGTATGTCGTCTGTGTGATACACAAGACGAGGATTATACTGCCAAGTATTAGCCTGAAATGCGGAGTTTAATATTGCCTCACAAATATCTTCTGGTAAGAATTTAGTGTGTAATATATCTTGATTAACACACTGAAGGTCTACCGGGTGAAACAACTCACGTGACATTTACCATCCTTTTTTAATTCGTGTATCAAAGTAATATTGCTTGCATTCTTTAGTAGTCTCAGAAATACCTTCTTCGACTTCTTTCTTGCATAGCGCGTTTATTTTCTTTGTATTTTCTATCGCACCGATTGTACCTGCGATTATCATTGCCCAAAATATTATGTTCATGTTGCTATAGGTTCTCCATTCTAACCATTAATCTTTCAGCTCTATTAGTCACTTGTTTGTGCCATCGGCTGTCTCGTCCTTCTACTGCTGCACGCTTCCAGTCGCCTTCTTTCAAAGCTGCTGTAAAGTTTTTAAACTTACTTAAACGAGTCCTACCCATGTTAAACATCATATTAACCAAGATTTGCTGGACCTCGTCGGGGAATTCTCCAAACTCCCGTTCGCCGTATAAAGCTCCACATTCGCTGATGGCAAGATCAAGGTCTGCGTCGAAACACGCCCTAACTCTCTCTTCACTAATCTCTGTTCCAACTGGTTTTCCGAATTCCTCGTCACCTGTTTTGATAAGATGACCGACTCCAAAGGTATCGTACCCAAGATGGTCTTTATAGATGACATACTCAACTCCTTCATCAATTTTTAATTGTTCAAATACTGCTTCTTTATTCATATCTTCCTCTAGCCTTGCTAAGATTCTCATCTTAGTCCTGCGTTTCATTCACATCGTCCCATGTTGTTACGGTACGGTAATAAACTACTACTTCTTTCATTTCACGAATATATCTGCGGATCTCTTGCATATTGTAAGACATTAACTCGTAATCTCCTACAGACATAGCAAAGAATACTACATTCCCTCCAGACTCTTTAGAGATACGCTCTAAAAATTCGTCTATATTTTTATCAGAAACTACATACCATGTAGGCTCTTTTAAATTAATCTCCCGAGGAAGATCCGGCTGCAGTATCTCTATCCGTACTGGCTTTGTTACTGTTATTATCTCCGGTTCCGGTTGTTTCGGGAGCCAGCTGCACCCCGTCATCAAGAGTATCGACGTCGCGGCTATCGTTTTCGATAGATTCAAATACTTGTTTGGTTGCATTGTTAGCTCTTTTTTCTATCAGGCCAGGCTTAGCGGTGGCGAGTTTAGTTAAATTATGTCTAGAGAAAATATCAAGATATCGAGCCATTTCATTTTCGATTTCTTGATTCTGTCTCTGCATACCCATTAAAGCATCAGTTTGTTGCTTTGTTTGAAACTGTAGCTCTTTGAATGCTTCTTCTTGCTGTTCAATAGCTACTCGTTGTGCTGCTATGTTCTTTTGCAGTTTGAGATTTTGATCCCATAATCCGTAGGTGGAGGCTGCCAGAACTAATGTTGTCATTGCAAAAAATTGCCACATGATTAAATACCAAAATAAGGGGCCGAAGCCCCTTAACTTTTGCGATTACGCAACTTCTATGTTAATAGGCCTACTTGCTTCCGCATAACCTAAGGTTACGCACAACATGCCGTTATTCATCAGCGCATCTACTACCTCGAGATCCGCGTCTAGACTAAAGGATCGTTCGAACCCTTTACTAGAGATGCCCTTATGGATCCACTGGTCCTTTTCGTCTGAGGGTTGCTTCTCTCCTTTTATAAGAAGTTGATTCTTATGAAGAGTCAAGGACACTTGATCCCTCGTCCAGCCAGGTAAAGCAACTTCAATAAGAAATTGGTCTCCTACTTTTGAGAGATTGAATTTAGGGTAGTCCACAGTTTTTTGATGTGGGAATGCTCGTAAGTTGTCGAAACCGACAAAAAACTTTTCAAGTTCACTAAGGTTAGTCATTATTTTCTCCTGGCATCCTTTCGGTATGCCTCTGTGAGCCCTTGCGGTGCTCTGCTTCATGGTGAGTTCTACCCCTCTTCAGGTTCAAACTCGATTATGCCTTCTGATTCCAGATAGACAAGAGTGTGTTCTATTCCTGCCGCGTGTCCTGATTTCCAACCTGTGTAGGAAGCACCCGCGATACAAATAAAAACAATAAACATAAATACTGGATCAACCATATTATACTCAACTTGCGGATTGCAAGGCTGCATGAATTAACGTATATTATAATCGAAACAAACAAGAATGTCAAGAAATATTTTTTAATATCTATTTATGAACTGGTAAAAATAACTCTTGACTTTCGATGTTGTTTCGACTATAATATCTATAAGTTGTGAAAGGAAGAAGATGAAATTATATACCAAACGCCCTTGGTCTCACAAAGAAAGAGAACTACTCCGAAAGGTATACTATCTTTCTAATGAGAGAGAACTACAGGAGTACTTTCCTGATAGATCTTATAACGCTTGCGTAAAGCAGGCTAAATACTTACAGGATCGCGGATGGGCATTTCAAAGAAAGTCATAGTAGCATTAGCAATAGTAGCTGCACCCGAAGTACATAGCCATGAATCTAGGTTTAAAGAATTAGAATGTTTGGCAAAAAATATATACTTCGAAGGTAGAGATCAACCTTGGGTTGGTCAAGTAGCTGTTGCGCAGGTTACTCTTAATAGAGTTGATAGCGCAACATTTCCTAATAATATCTGTGACGTTGTTAAACAAGAGAAAAGAAATATATGTCAGTTTAGTTGGTACTGTGACGGTAAGTCTGACCAACCAAAAGACTTAACAGGATATAAAAAAGCTGTAGATGTAGCTGTCCAAGTATACTCTGGTACTATCCCAGATGTAACAGAAGGAGCACTATGGTATCATGCTACTTACATCCGAAAACCTTTTTGGGCATATTCTTTTCAAGAAACGGTGAAAATAAATGAACATATTTTTTACAAAAGACCCTGATGATGAGTTTAAAGAACTTGACTTTGATTCTATTTCTGAAGAAGAACTAGACAATCTTTTCGAAGAAGGACTAGATCTATTTGATTGGGATGGCGATGCGCTTGCATCTGCTGGTTTTGGTACTGATGAAGATTACGGAGGCTATTGCGACTGATGGCAAAGAAAAAAGAATCTTACACAAGTAAAGGACAACGACGTTCTTCTATTGGTGTTAAAGAAGGAGACCCTATGAAAAGAGCATTGAATCAAATTAATGCTTGGAGAAAGGGGAAGAACGTGGTATTAACGGTTGAAACTAACGATCCTACACAGCGCTTTAAGCGTGTGAATGCCAGAGACGTATGGGGAAGCCCATTTCGAAAGGTAAAGGATAAGGATGAGAGTTAGAGTCAAAAACAATAATGTAGATGCAGCACTCAGAATATTAAAACGTAAAACAAAAGACACTTTAATAGGCTTACGAGAGAAGCAATACTACGAAAAGGCGAGCGCAAAGCGTAATAAATCAAAAGCTGCCGCTCGCATTCGAGAGAGAAAAAGGCAAAGAGATGAAAGTAAGGGACGTTAACATTACACATTTTGAATTGGTTGGAGACTTCATGGAAGTATTCGGTCAAGAAGTACACTGCGAACCTACACTAAGAGAGCAAGAAACTCAGGATCTTCGAGTAGATCTTATAGCAGAAGAGCTTGAGGAGTTACAGTTAGCACTCACAAACAATGATATTGTAGAAGTAGCTGATGCTCTTACTGACCTTCTCTATGTTGTATACGGAGCAGGGCATGCTTTTGGTATCGACTTAGACGAATGTTTCACAGAGGTACATGAAAGCAATATGTCTAAACTTGGTGAAGATGGCAGGCCCATTTACAGAGAGGATGGTAAGGTACTGAAAGGTCCTAAGTATTTTCCACCAAATTTAGAGGAGATAGTAGTGTGATACACACACACTTTGAGTTTCAAAATTTAGACCGAAACTGTCACTTCTACTTTATACCTACATTTTGGTATGAGTATGATGATTTTGGTTTTATCAAGTGGCATAGTATATGCTTTGCATTTGCTAATGCCATATTTAAGGTAGACCTAGAAATGGTCAAGGGCGACTAATGTCGTTATAGAGCTTAGCTTATGTTGGAGATGATTCTCGACCTAGCAGTTACGTTCTGGCAGTGGGTAGTATTTGCTGCTATTGTTTTAGTAGGTTATGTGGTCAATTTACTTGATGACAAAGAACCTAAAGAAAGAGTAGGATTTTCCTACAAAGAGATGCCGAGTATGAAGCCAATTCCAATTGCAACAAAAGGAAAAGGCTTCTTTAAAGGTATTTGGATGTGGCTCATGGGAGTACGACAGTGGGAAATCGCAAATGATTTCGAGTTTACACTTCAAGGCGAAGAGTATGTCATTCCCAAGGGCTTTCAATTTGATGGTGCATCAGTACCAAAATTCCTCGCAATGTGGCTTTCTCCCACCGGTGTTCTACTGATGGGTGGCCTCGTTCATGATTATCTCTATAAGTATGCTACTTTAACGGGTAAGAAAGAGCCTCGAGTTTATACTCAGAAAGAGGCTGATCAGATTTTCCGTGATATTTGTATAGAAGTTAATGGCTTTAAAGTTTTAAACTACTTGGCTTATACCTCACTTCGAGCTGCAGGTTTTGTAGCTTGGAACGGCCACAAGAAGCGTGGTACGCAGATGAAAGGAGCGTAATATGAAATATATTAGTAAACTTATGGGAGAGCGAACCTCCATGGACGGTGTAGTACTTATCACACTTTGTGGTAGTTTTATACTCTTTGGTGGTCTTGCGAAAATGGCAGCCTGGGCTGGTTTAGCCTATGGTATATTTACTTTGGTGAGGACGGAGGACTAATGGACTTAGGTCTAATAGGAATACTTGCAGTTTTCTTGTGCCCTATGGTATTCGGGGGTATTACAATGCATTACTCACACGAAGCCATACACAAACATACGCTTGAACGATGGAGAAAGCAATGTACTCAGACAAAGTAATAGATCATTACGAGAACCCACGCAATGTGGGTCGTTTTGATAAAGAAGAAAGTGATGTTGGCACAGGTATGGTGGGAGCACCTGCCTGTGGCGACGTCATGCAACTACAGATAAGAGTAGATGAGGGTATTATTACAGATGCGAAGTTTAAAACTTATGGCTGTGGTTCTGCTATTGCTTCCAGTTCTTTACTCACCGAGTGGGTTAAAGGTAGAACACTTGAAGACGCCGGGCAAATCCGTAATACTGAATTAGCAGAAGAATTAGCTCTACCTCCCGTCAAAATTCACTGTAGTGTACTCGCAGAAGATGCGATAAAAATGGCGATAAAAGATTACAGGAACAAGCATGGACTTGAAGAAATTGACTAAATTAGTAATTACAATGGAAGAATGCGGGGAGCTGATTCGAGCGTGCTCGAAAGTGCTCCGCCACGGTGTAGATGACCCTAAGTATCTAGAAAACTTACAAGAAGAGATGGCCGACGTAAAGGCTATGATTATGATCCTTTCGAAGACTTATGATCTTGATCCGAGCAAGACGGAGGATCTAGTACAGAAGCGGTTAACAAAGATGTCCAGACCTGATTACACATAAAGAAAAGCCCTCACTTGGAGGGCTTTTTTATTCTTACTACTGATCTTCGCAACATCATGTCGGTGGCTTTCTCTTCCCAAATAAAAGGGAACATCCCGTGTACAAAAAGTACAAACGAGACTCTCCATGCAAACCAAAGATGTTGGAAGTAGTTCTCATCTATTTCCTTGAGGTGACTCATACCCATTCCTTTAGAATTGCTACTGTTAGCATAAACCAAGATACAACATTCAACATTATTAGTGCTCGGTCTCTCCAGATTATAGACACCCATATCCAGAGCCCAATACCAAACCACCCAAAATAAATATCAAGCATTCTATACTCAGGTCCTGCAGCTCTCATAGCTAAACTACACAGAACAACTATACTTGCCACCCACTTTAAATACCAATCAAAGTCTTCCGGATACCAACTACGATCCGGCTTTGATCTACCTTGAGCCCGTATCATTGGGTCTCCTCTTCCGTCATTACTCATATCAACGCCTGCACTATAAAGTATAGAACAATTACTAGAATGCCTAGTTGTGTTCCTGTTATTTTCAAAACTCAAGCTCCAACTGCTGCGGCCCTGTGAAAGGGTAATCCAGCACTGGCTTGAGAATTCCCTCTGCCATTTTACTTTGATACCATGCTATATCTTCTCCAAGCTCATCATAGATTTTTACTTCTCCAGTTGTGCACATCTCTGGGCTACCCTGATCGTTGTAATATACTTCTCGAAGTGCTATGGCGTCATCTTCTCTTACTAATCTAAAATTCCAACTCATCTCCATCTCTCCTTATACCAAGCATCAAAAGCATCGTAATGCATTCGAAGCTCAAACCTTATTGTGTCCCCATAGATATCAGTGAATCTTTTCATATCCCACTGCTGTTGTTGGCAGTTTGCCTTACACCAGTCTATGCACTCAGTTCTTAGATCTGTGTGAGTTTCATACTGGTGATAAGAGGCTATGATCCATATTCTTTTATAGTCACTAATCTCTTGAGGTGTCATTTTCTGACTCCAATGCAGATATAGCTATTGAATATCTTTCTTCTGCTTTAACACTTGAAAAGTTAATCGTTTTTGAGAAAGAATCTACTGCAAACTCTGTTGCGTGTAGATATTGCAAACAAACTAAGATAGCTTTCAAGAAAGCTTCTTCGTCAGCGAACTTAGTACTTGGTCCCATTATTCTGAATCCTTGTCGCAAAGCTCTGTGATTGCGGCTAAAAATGATTCTCGAGTTTGAAATACAAATGATTTGTTAATCCAATCTCCACTGTTACTTCTTCCACTCAAACGAATTAAAAATCCGTTATCTAGAATCTCAAAGGTGTTGCTCTCGTTAATAGTCTTAAATTCACTAAACATTCTTGTTCTCCTGTTCTTGAATGTGGGTTCGAAGAATCGACTCAAACCCTTCTTGCATTAATAATTGTACTGCTCTCTCGTCTAACTCTAACTCTACGTTTGCAGAGCCATCCTCATTTTCTTCTATCTTTACCACTTCTATTACTGGTAGGTTCATAACTTGTTTCCATAGTAATCATGCGTGCCTGCACGATAGTTTTTACGTCGTTGCTCTAATGCTTTTTCTGATTCCCAAATGATCCATCCGCCGAGAATCATTGCTACTATTCCAAAAAGGGATAATATTATGTCCATTATCGTCTCTCCTAGTTAAAAACAAAACTTTTTTACGTTATCTTCATCTCAGCCAGATTTTTATGCCGATGAGGTACCGAAAAAAAGTACTTTCTTTATGCCAAAAAGTGTGATACAATATATCTCAATTGATGATCAATCAGATCACTATATAATTTCTTACTAATCGTTGTTACGAAAATAGTTTGGAATATTAATACGCTTGGAGGGGATCGGAATTAAAGGAGATCCTATCTCCGAACCTATTATATTATTCCAAGTAATATTAAGTAACAACACAATCCCGCCTCAATCAAGTACTTTGTAACGATTTTATCAAAGAGTCAATGACCCCGATAATCAAATAACTCGTTACGACTTACATCCCATCCTACCCGAACTAAAAATCCCTCAAAATTATGTGCAATTCGCGATCAAATTTTTACTCTTTAACCCCGTTCCACTTTCCCACAATTTTCCGTGCTTGAGCTCTAGGCGTAGTGGTTTATCAAACCCCGTTGAGACCTCTGTTAAGAAGCCACAGAGTCTCGTAGCTGCTTTAGTATATTTTTCGGCGATTTTTCTAGACCAGATAGTTCTTCACTTCCGAACCCGAGGGCATCTTCAATGTCACGTACTAACTGTTCTTTTGTTACTGGACTTTCGCCTGTCTTCGTCTTGTAGACGGAACGGCGATAGACTCCTTCTCTGCTGAGCTTACCGATTATTGATTTTGGAGATTTCTCCAATTCCTCTGCCAGTCGATCGACTGTAGCTTTGGTAGGGTCGCTTACATACTCGTTGACTATGTACTGCGTTTGTTCTTCGTTATAGTTCATCCGGTTGTAGTCTCTCTTTTATAGTTTCAATTTTATCGAGAGCTTCTGTTAATTTTGTAACTTCTAATTCAATAGCCTCGACTATGTGCGGGTGTTCACCAATACCAGCAGGGTTATCAAGGTATACACGTACATTAGATTCACATACGGCTACTTCACCTTCCAGCTTCTTTATTAGTGCCATTAATAGATGTCTATTTCTCATTTTCTGGTTCCTCTTCTGGGGGTTTAAAAGATATAGTAATATCTCCTGTCTCTGGGTTTCGTTCCATACTTACGTAGGTACAATACTCCAACCACTTATCTGCAATATTATCAGACCCTATTATAGCCGCATAAGACTGTATTAGATCCTGATAGCTGTCCTCCATCTCAATGGATTGTTTATTTAACATATCGAGTCCTAACTCTACTTTACGAATCGCATCATAAATCTCCAGCATACCATCTTGCATACTAGACATTTGAACTTCGAGCTTGGCTTTATCTCGTACATTAGGAAATTGTAAAATCGTTGCCATAATTTATTCTCCTATGACCACTATTATAATAGAGTTAGCAAAAAATGTCAAGAAATTTTTTTGATGAGGTATAAAAAAGCCCCTAGAATTTTTACATCCTAGAGGCTTGTTTATAATAAGGTGAAAGAACTGCCGCCTACTGTTTCTTTCGCAAGAGTCTCACAGGAGGATCCGTTAACTCTTCCCTGGCTTCTAATTCGCTGGGGTGGTAATATAGAAGCTGTAATTTACAAATGCTTATCCATAGTAATTATTAACAATTTTCGTTTAAGCACTTGCCCCTTATTGACGAGGGTTGGCGTCTCTACTGTTTTGTTTTTACAAGAATCAAAGTGTAGATAACTTATTACTTGGCTCAGCCTATGCGATGGCCCCCATTTGCGCGTACCCGAGGGGGATAGGGCGACAGCTACATGAAGTGCTGTCATTAATAAGTAGGGCTTCGGCGGGGCATATTCTTTTACCGAGATCTTTACTGCCTTATCGAGATATATTTCGTCCCTGGCTTCCCTAAAACTGTGTCATTCAATATGTATATTATACAGAAATAACCACATATTGTCAAGAATTATTTTTTGTTTACCTTAAAAACTTTTACCGGCCTTGACCTCTGTACTTTTTAAAAGAGCGTCTCTTAGACTTGTTCATTGATGAAGTCTTGACCATATGAGCCTTACCGCTAGAAGATGTCTTCTTAGGTGGCCCTGCTTCGTGTACTACTTTTAATCCTCTAGCCATTACTCTTCCTTTTAAAATTCTTGGTGCGAGCCCCTTTCTGTTGCTAGGCGGGTCGCTACTCCCCAGCTAACACTTAAATGGATGTCACCAATTAAGCTGCTATGTCGTAAATGTCATCATTGCCATTTATAATTTTCTTACGTTTACGGTAGCTTGCACACCGATTCTCCACTAACCTGGGATCGCTTGTCGAAACCATGCTCCCCCATCATAAAGGCATCAGTGGAGGCGTTCTCTCTGCAGAAAGTACCAAGCTGATCATAATGCCCTTATGGTGGAGGAGGGGGGAATCGAACCCCCGTCCACTCAATCTTACTTTAGCTTCTTCGAATTACTGAACCGCTACTACTGAGATTGCAGATAGTAGAGTCTGAAGGTCTTGCTTTGTAGCCTTGGCAAGGGTAGGCACTTCTACGCCAACTGTTGCCTGAATCTGAGCTACGATGTCTTCTTTGCGAACAACTGGAGCACCGCTCTTAGTTACTCGTGCTTGAGCCTTGTAAATGCCCATGTTTGAGAGCTTCGCAATCACACTGCGGACAGGCTTGTCCATCTCTTCTGCTAGTGTTTCTGCTGTTGCTCGGGTAGGGTTAGCACTGTAAACTTCTTGCATACGTGCAACCATTTCTTCTGTGTAGTTACGTTCAACTGTCTTAGTGTCAGCCATCTTATATTTTCTCCCAAAAATTATGTTAGTTATCCAATTCATGTGTACTATTATACAAGTTTAACCATGTGATGTCAAGAACTTTTTTCTACCACTGGTTGTGTGATTTGTCCTTCTGTTGCTTCTTCGCCTCTTCAGACACGATAGGCGGTGGGTCTTGCTGCTCTTGCGGTCTTGCCACTGTCGCTCCCATAATGTAAATAATGCTGTAAAAATGCTAGCTCGTATCCTCTCGCTTCTACTTCCCACGGAGAAAACCAATACTCGCCCAGCCACTTTTGTCCCCTGAAAAAACTCTCTGTAAGAGTAAGCTCAAGTCCATCTAATTCGTGTTGCTTTACATGAATCATTTCATGCGCTGTGACACGTATTATATCTTCTATCGCTTCTGTTGTCAAGAATTCTTTGCTGAACTCGATGCAATAAAATCCTGGACATTCTTGCCCTACTTCTGCATCGTGACCGGACTGTAGGTTGCCCACTGTAATCTCCACATCTACGTCGAGATTAAAGTACGCAGCTACCATATAAACAACGTCCTGAATAATTTTTATCTGTTTCTTTCTTTTCATGCGTATATTATACAAGCATTCTGGTCTGATGTCAACTGTTTTTTGGGGCTCAATCATAAACAAACGCAAACGAATTCCGGGGGGCCGCGCACGGGGTCGTCGTGTCAAGTTTTATTTTCCTAAATTTACCAAAATTTTCTCGGATTTGCGCACCCGTTGCGGGGTTTGTGATAATTATATATAATTACGCAGACAGAGCAATTAATCCTTGACCCCGCTCAAGATTGCGTGTATAATATACCTCATAGGATTCCAACTCGCGGCGGCGCAGGAAAAGACTTGTGCGGGGTTAAGTTAATTTGCCCAATGGTGTAAATAATACTTGACATGCGTTGCTTTTGCACTTAAAATGGCGCAGGGCTTTTGCAAATCGATTTTCGACTTTGCACTTTGGCGCAAAAGACTATGCAAATTGTGATTTATTTTGCCCACACCCGCAAAAAAGACTTGACAATTCTCGCTTTTGCACTCATAATGGCGCAGGAAGCACATCGGTTCGAAACTCCACTTTCACACTGGCGCCCGCGCGCCAAAATTTTCGAAAAGTCAAGCATTGAATTCGAAAATTTCGGAGGCTGTTCCACGTGGAACATTCTGGGCACCTATTCCATATTTTCAAGAGTGGAATTCAATATTTCCAAAAGGGAAATAATGCCTTCGCGCTTGTCATTGTAGTCTATGACGTGCCAATCGCAATCAATAACGCGCTCTTTTAATAGCGTCATGCGGTCATAATAGGAAAGCGCGTTTTCGTCATTCTCGGAAAATTTCCAATAGGTGAGCGGCGAGGATTTGCGGTTTTCGATTCGTGCGCGTTGCTCGTTTTCGTCAATTGATAGCCAGAATTTAATCATGTGAACGCCTTGCGAGTTTTCCCATTCTTTATGGTCGCGCAGAAAATTCTGGTATTGCTTTTCAGAGCACCAATTATTCAAGCGTTGAACCATCGCGCGGCTATACCATGAACGATCATAAAAAACGATTTGGTTGCACGCGGGCATTCTGCGCGTCCAATATGCAAGCCATTTTTTCATGGTCGATTTGCTAGGCTTGCGCGAGAGGTGGACGCTATATTTTGAAGGGTTGAGATAGTGCGTCACCTCGCGGATCGTGCTAGATTTTCCGGCAGTGTCTCGCCCTTCGAGCACAACGCAAATTCCGCGATGTGCTAGGCTTTCGAGATTGCGATTTAATCGCGCTTGTTCTGTTTTTAGTCGGCTCATTTTTTAAGCTCCAATGATTAGGTAAATGATGCCGCCAATCAAAATGATGTCGGCTGTTATCGAATAGACCATATAGGCCGCGAGTGCAAATTTTGCTAGTTTTTGTTTCATGATCCAAGCTCCAGATATTGCTTGCGTGTTAG